ATCAAACCTGTAATACCACTACCTAAAGCTTGTGCAGCTTGTAATGGTTGCATTAATTGTTGCTGTGCTAATTGTTGTTGTGCACCTAATTCAGCTTGAGTTTGTGCTTGAGCTTGTCCACCTAAAGTTTGTAGACCTGCAATTTGTTGTCCGGCTAATGCAGGTGAAGCTTGAGCTAGTTGCATTTGTCTTGCAAAATCAGCACCTGCTAATTGTTGTGCTTGACCAAAACCTTGTTGTAATAATTGTGCTTGTAATGCTGCTCGGTTCCTGTCGCTGGCTGCTCTATATTCTGATTCTGCAACATCCTGTCTTGATCCACCAAAAGCTCCTCTTTGAAGAGCAGATTGACCAATTGCACCTAAACCTTTTTGTGCTTGAATATCAAAATCTTCTAACGCTGTTGAAATAACATCTCTTTGATATGGAGACATAAAAGCTTGAAAAGCTTCTGGTCCTGTTGTAGCTGCTGCTGTTTGTAAAAAAGGTTGAAAAGAACCAAGACCTTGAGCACCTGTTGCAATTTGAGCTGCTTGCGTTGAAAGAGGATCCATACCAGCAACAAACTGTGGTCCATATACTTTTGAAAGATCTGCACCTTTTAAACCACCAACAGCTGTTGTAAGTTCTGTTAAAAATGGTTTTGCCGCTGCTTCTAAAAATTCTGGTAATTCTGTTCTTGTAGTAGTTACTTCAGCCATTAGACTCTACCTCCGTTTTCTAATTTCTTCATCATATCGTACATACGTTGTGCGCCTTTGTTAACGTCTCCTTCACCCATGCCTCTTACAGCATCGGCAGTAAATACAAATTCATTATTTGAAAGCATCGCAGGGATGTCGTCAGCCTTTTCTTTTACACCAACTGGAGGAATAAATCCACCAGTTTCTCGTAAATCTAACTCAGTAATTCCAGCCGGATTCTGGTTTAATGGTATGCCCATGATTCCTGATGCCTGCATCGCGTTCTCTTCTGGACTACCCATAGCGTATTCTACACGTCCACCTTTAGCTAATTTTCTACCAAGTTGCTCTCTTGCTTCTTCAATTGCTTCTTGTTGACTAAAACCTGCTTCTCTAAGTTCTGACACAAGTTTCATAAATTTGTTTTCGTAGTCATCAGTTCCTTCTGCATAACCAATACGACCGCCGTTTGCCTTTTCTACAGGTACTTTTGCTCCACCATATTTAATAAAATTAATACGATCTTGAATTACTTTATCAGATGCACCAGTTATTGATTTTATCGTATCTATATCCATGCCTCTTTTTAACATGTCTTCTACCATAGCCATTTGTTTTTCATCTGGATTTCCTTCTGCATAACCAATACGACCACCTTCTGCATAACCACCCATACCACTAGTATACTCAGCTGTGTCTTTGTCTGTTAATTCTTGTGCCTGTTGATCTGTGTATCCAAGGTTTTTATAGTTCTCAAATAAATAACCTTTTAATGCTGGTATGTTTCTAGTTAATGCTTGTGCTTCTTCATCACCTTGTTCTGCTTGTGCAAGAAGACCTGTAAGAATACCACCGGCAGCACCTACTTTTGACATCTGTGATATTTTAGATCCGGATGTAAAGAAATCTTTAATACCTGACATACCAGGTAAATTAAACTGACCACCTCCTAAACCAAGAAAAGGAGCTTTTCCAAAAGCCATTGGAGCAAAGTTCAAAGCAGCTAAACCTAATAATGGATTTTTCTTAACAGTTTTAGCAACACCTTTTACAGCGCTTTTAATACCTTTAGTGACAGACTTTAGAAGTCCACCTAATCCATATAGTTGTCTGGGCATTTGTCCTCTAGAAATTGGCATAATTTATTTATTTTATATAATAATCCTTCATTTTACAACTATTCTTCTTTGTCTTCATCAGATGCAGCACCTAAAGGAGGCATTGCTGCTACCTTTATTTTCAAAGATCTTGTAATAAATTCTCTTTGTGTAGGTGAATCTGGGTCTGCGATGTCATCTTCAGCCTCTTTATCTGATCCATATTCATAGTTTGTTTGTGTATTTCTTAATACCACTTCAGTTTCACACTTAACAACTGGTACTCTTTTACCATTTATTACTGTGTATGCTACTTCTCCTTCTTCTGTAAACGCCATGTTTCCTCCTAATCTCTGTTTATTTCTAATATTGCACAAGTGCCTTCAAAAACATTTCCTGAAGCTGCTTGTAATTGTAATTTATCATTTTCTTCTAATACAATAGATCCATCAGATACAGATTTCGAATCACCTGAGTTTACAGTATGCTCTGCAAATTGAAATGCTGTTGTAACTGAATTATCATATAAAAAAGCTTTTATCTCCGTGTTTCCTGCCCCAACGTTTGCAACATGTATGTTTTGTATGATAGCTCTTGAATTAGATGGAGCCTGATACACATCAGTTACATCAGTTGTAGTCAAATCAAAATTTGCGTTTTTATAAATATTTGCCATTAACCATTGCTTCCTGAAGATTTAAACCAAGTAAACCTTTCAGCCTCTTGTTTTAGTTCATTTAAAAAAGTTGAGTTTAATTGTTCTACAATTAAACTAATTGTTCTGTTAATTTGTTTTTGGTTAGAAACATCGTATTCTGTTTTTGGTTCAGGTAATCTAACTACTATCTTAGCCATTATTCTCCTCCACCTGGATCAAAAGGATCATTATAGTTTCCTGTAGATTTATCAAAGCCACCTGAATAACTTTTAGCTCCTGGATCCTCTCTAAATGCTCGATTGGCTGCATCTCTTGTTAGTCGATCTCTTGCTCTTTGCCTAGCTTGCTCTTGTCTATCACCACCTGCAGCTGCAAACGCTGCCTCTGCTTCTCTTTGTTTAGAAGCTTCAAGTGCTCTTTTTGCATCTTCTGCTCTTGTAGTATTTCTTTGATTTAATAATACTGCTCCAGGATAAGAAGATGTTATTCCTGTAGGTGTTTGATATGGACTTATAGATGCTATGTAATCTTCGAAATTATAATCATCATCGTCATCGTCACCTTCTGCTAAACCAGCTGCTACTATTTCATCTAAAGTTTGATACGTAGGATCTTTTTTCTTTCTTTTTGCATCAGTAATTACTCCTGCTGCATCTTTTGCATCAAAGAAATTAGTTTTTGCTTGTTCAATTAATTCAATTCTATTTTGTAAATTACTAGGATCGTAATTAGGATCAGCTGCTGTTTTTCTAGCTATTGTTTTTTCTATATTTGCTATTCTATCATCAAATGTACTTGCATCCATTTGAGCTGCATTATATCCAGCCATGATACCTTCTGGTGTATTATAATTATTTGTTACAATTCTTCCAATATCATCTAACATAATACCTTTACCAATTAATTCATTCTCTAATATTCCTCTTGGATTTACAGGAAGCATGTTGCCAAAAGCTCTTAATCCTTTGTTCGCAAATTGCATAAGTGGACTACCTTTTACATATGTCTCAAACAAACCTGCTAGTCCTTCTTTCGGTACCTCTGGATATCCATAATCTGAAAATCCTAAATTATCATCCGCATTAAATGGAAAGGGATTTATGTAATTAGTTCTTGTTCTAGTTGGATCAGGATTGTAGACACTAAAATTATCTCCGCCTCCACCTGTTAATTGTAATAATTGACGAGTGACTCCTGATTCAGGATCCGTAACAGGATCGTTTGTAGGGTCATCTGGTGTTGTTGTGTTGTTAGGAAATATACCAGAAATATCTGGCATAGCTTGATTTAAATAATCTTGATATTGTTGAAATAAACTTGGCTGTGTGTTTCTTTGTAAAAATCTAAATATTGACATTATCTTCTACCATCCGGTTGAATATCTATTTTAAAAGTGCCAAAACGCCATGATTCAGATGATGAATCATTTTCTATCTTGACATTAACGAACCTACCTCTAGCTCTAGTATCCTTTTTATCAGTAGATGATGTAATTGTAAAGGGACTCAAACTAGTTGTAGTCTCTGATTGTTGCGGATATCTCTTAACTGCTAATGTTACTTTAGCGTTACCCTGCAACGTTTTAAAGTCAGGTACAAATCTTCTCATAGCAAGGAAAGTTTCACCAGCTATACTAGGCCCTGATGCCTGACCCTGTGCTGATCTTGCTCTTTGTTCTAGATCAAAATCATATGATTTCACAAACGATGTAACTGTGGTTGTTGTACCATCTGCATTAACTTGATCTGTTCCTACCTCATGCTCAAATAATGTAGTTTGACCTAGTCCTGATTCACCTACTACAGTAGGAAAAGATCCGGACGCTGAACTATTGTATTTAGTTGCAATAGGATTAGGATATACTGTTGCATCAATCCACGTTGTTCTAGCTTCTGTGCCAATATACCAAACACCACCTTTCATTGTTTCACCATAATTAAATACAAGATACTTATCATTGTATTCAGAACCTGTAGATGGATAATACCAAACAACTTCAGTGAATAAATTATTGATACCCGCGTATACTTGTTGACCTTTTGTAGTATCTAAAGAGTCATAAACAAAATCTTCTACACTACATGGCAGTGATTTAACTGTACCATCAAACATAAATAAACCATTTGCTGACATCCAGAAAGCAACACCATCTATTTCGACAGCTGCGTTCTTACCTATCAGTCCACAGTTTGTACCAACTTGTTCAAAACCAAATGTAAAAGGTGCACCAATAAATTTCATTGTATACAGTGCATTATCTGTCCATATCAAAATAGTTTCTTTAGCTTTTAAAGCACCCATAATTTTTGTGCCGTCTTGTAATCTTGCATCACCTGCAGAGTTAATGGCTGTCGGTGTATAGTCGTTGATATCTTCTTCATCAGAAAATCTTATAAACATATTATCTTGTGTTGAAGTTGAACCAATAGTTGTTTCAGTTCCAAGGTGTATTAAGTGTCTTGTTGTTGGTGATACTAGTGTCACCCTTGTTGCAGTTGGATTATTAGATGTAGAAAAACCAGACGTAGATGTTGATGCTCTAGTTGTTAATCTTGCTGCATCACCTGCGTTCCATGTAAAAGTTTTACCATTTGCAATAGTTGCAACTAATACTTGACCAAAGTTACTTAGTGACCAAAGACCTGGTTCAAGAGATACTTCTGATGCAGGAGCTGCCTCACCCCAGTCAACAAAATCTGCAGCGTTAGTAACTGTAGCACCGTCAGAGTGTGCTGCTCTTGTTGATCCATCGACTGCTCTTGTAATACCTGTTAAGTTATTACCAGATACACCACTATATGAAATTAATTCTGTTCCAACTTGTATTCTACCGGATGTTGGAAAACCTGTAGAAGAAGTTAAAGTTATACTTGTTCCTGATCCACCTGTACCATTTCCATCATCTAACAGTGCACCATTCAAAGTATTAGTAACAGCACCTGTAACTGTTCCATCCCATTCTGATACACCCCAACCATAACCATAAGACTGTGCAGCCGGACCTACTTTTTCATAAGGCTTAACTGCAATACTTCCTCCTGTTGATACAGTTCCGGATGCATTAGAACTTTGAGTAACTGTAAAAGTTGTAGATGTTGGAGTAGATGTAACTTGAAATAATTTATCTTCAAAATCTGATGCAGAGTAACCTGTACCACCAGGTAAAGTTACACTATCAAATAAAACAATATCACCTGCAGCTAGTGCGTGGTTTGTTGAAGTTGTAATTGTACAGATTGCGGAACCGGATGTAGTTGCAATTGTTGAAGAACTTAATGTAGCTTTTAAAGGTGTTACATCATAAAGTTGACCTTCAAAGTATATCAATAAAAACTTATCTGTTCCTATTGCAACGTATCTGTTACCATCCAAGTCAACAAATGCAAACTCTCTTCTTGCTACACCTACGATAGTGTCTGTAACAAGTGATGACCATCCACCAACTTTTTCTGGTAAATTATATCTAAAACGAACGTTATCACAATCAACCCATCTAAACTCTGCTCCAGAGTCAGTGTTTTGTTTGTCTATTCCTGGTAGAACTTTGAAGTCAATTAGAGCCACCTGTTAGCTCCTATATCTTATCTTTATAGACCCAGCCTCTTGTTGCGTTTACATATACTAATGTAAAAGCTGAACCGTTTGCTGAAACTACTAAATTAGAAGCCGACCCCAATATCGGTTGTCCATTTCTTCCAATAGTTAAATTGTTCGATGCAAGGTTATTACCGCTATCAATAAATGTAACTTCGTTTCCAATTGCAGGAGAGGCAGGTAAGTTTATTGTAATCGCTGTACCAATACCACCTCCGGACGTATCTATTAATACTTGGTCCCCATTTACTGTAGTGTATGTTGCAGATGGTGTGTAGTATCCTTTAGTTTGTAATTTACCTGTGATGTTTGTACCATCAGAATACAACACAGTTGTTGATCCAATAGGTAAAGCAAGTCCTGTTCCTGATACGGTTTTAACTGTTAAGGTATAATTTGAAGAAGATCTTGCTGTTGCATCTTCTACGATAAAAACTCTTTCTGCAGAGTCCGGCATAGTAACTGTTCTATTTGCAGTTAATGTTCCTGTTAATTTGTAGTATAAATTTTTACCGTTTGAAGTAGCACCATTTGATAATGCTAATGCTACATCAGCAGATCCTACATCCAATGATAAATAACCGGATGCTGCTTGTTCTAATATTTGTAAATTTGTATTTGTAATGGTACCCCAAGTACCTGCTTTTTCACCTGTGGTGATTAATTCTAATTTTATATCACTTGAATAACTACTTGCCATTTATTCTCCTTATGGGTTATTTGGGTCAATAGGCACCCACGTTCCCGTTGCACCTGGATTTATTGGAGTCCATGATATCACAGAAACGGTACCAGTTGCAAGGTTTATTCTATAGCCTTGTACAGGCACTGTTTGACCTATTTTAACAGTTATGTTTCCTATTGATACTTCTATCTCAGAACCGCTTGGTAATACTCTTGCAGCAGCTGAAATACCAACTGTTCCAGTATCTACATCTACTCTATTGCCTGTAACAGTAACAAATATACTTACTCCACCTGGATCGGCGAAAGGTGATGCTGCAAATGATGTTCCTCCAAAATACA